AGAACCACCCAGATCAACAGCTGCGAGCTTTCGCGCGTCGCTTCGAGTAACCAAGCCGAGACCATTGCTGCTTGGAATGAGCCGGAAGGCTGCCGCCAGTGTAGCTTGCTGTCCCACAGGAACAAGCGCCACAGAAACGATCGTGCATCCGCCGGACTGTGCCATGAGCTCCGCGCCGGTGAACGGCGCTTCGAAGTATCCTCCCGAGGAGAGTGCCGAGGCGTAGTCCCCGATGGCGGGGCTGCCAATCACAGCCAGTTCGCCGCGTCTACCGATGTTGTCGAGCGTCGGACCCAACCCATATCGGTTACCCAGCGCGTACGCAGCGAACAGGTTGTCGGCATAAGGCAACGGCGAGAACTTCCCGAGGCCGGTGCTGGAAAAGTCATTGTCGCCTTTGACAATGATCTGGAGGGTGGCCATTAGATTGCTCCTTGTGAAATTGGCATCCAGTTGTGCAGCGCAATGTTGGCGCCATCATGGTCGTAGACCATCCAGTCACCTTGTGAGTCTCTAACACCTCCGAGGCCCAAGTTTGCATTCCCGCTCCAGGCGTATCGCCAACTACTCGCGGCGCCTGCAGATGCGTCGGAAGACGTGCGAAGCAGGACTGCAGCTGGCCCCACCAACTGCACGCTGGCGATAGGAATCGCCGCTCCAGTCGCATCAACTAGGCTGAAGCCGTAGTTGGTCGCCCCAAGAGAAGAATCCAAAACCAGCGGGGACCTGCTGGGCACATCGAACTCGAGCACGATGTCCCGCCCGACTCTGTAGGCAGCGGAAGCGGCTATCGGTCGGGGCTTCACGCCATCAATCACCCACCGCTTCAGTGCAGCACCGAAGTAGGCGCCGAGCATCAGTTGCCCCCGGTTCGACAGGTGCACACCGTCACTGTGATAGCCGAGCATGTAAGTTGGAGCGGCCATTGCGATGTAGTCATCCTGGGCGGCCATCTCCAGCTGTGCAAGCGCTATAGAGGGTACGTCGCGAAGATACTTTCTATGGGTTGCAGTCTGATAGGTGAGAAGTGGAATTGGTCTCGAAACGCCCGTTGCCACCAAGGCCTCGGAACGCACATCTGCGAGGAACTGTCGAAATTTCTGTTTGAAGTCAGCCGCAGAGGTTCCCTCCGCATAGTCCGACTCACCTTCCAGCATCATGACCGCACCTACCGCGTAGGATAGCCCCAGCGAATCGGAACTGCTCCTGCCGGCAGCGATGTCAGAGACCAAGCGGGCGAAAGGCGGAGTTCCCTTCGAGATTCCTGCGATAGCGGTACCAACCTGGCCAGATGCGCTGAACAGTTGACGCTGAGCCAAGGACGCCATGGAAATTCCATTATCCTGCTGCAGAAGCTGGTCGAACATCCGCGCTGCCGAGTAGGAGATAGTCTGCCCCCCACCACCGCCAGTGATCGCTCCTGGTCCCGCAAGAACCTGTCGAGGAGCGCTTGCGCTACCTACGCTCTGACTGACGTTGACCTCGTACGTACCAACCGCACCTGCGCCAGTGCCAAGCGCAATGATCCTAGATCCGGCTGCAGCGCCACTCATCCCCAGATACTGCCCAACTGCAAATGGCGCAGTGCCGGATGTCTTCGTGGTGACGGTAAGTGTGGTGCCGGAGATGTACCCGGTGCCTCCAGCAGATGCGCCGGTAGTTGACTCCTGAAGCGGCTTCAAACTTGCGTAAATCGAACTGGCATCACCGCTGTTGTCGTAAGGGCGCACACCGCCTGCGAACATCAGCGCATGATCGATTGGATCAGTAGAAAATGCCGGCCTGGCATTGAATCCCAGCGACAGAGACTGCCCATAGACAAGGACGTGCACGACAGATGCCAGCGTGCGCACAGGGCTCAGCGCCGGGGAGGCGAACCCAGCAAGCATCGATCGATTCCGTACTCCGGCTGATCGAATCTGGTTGATGTCCGGGTGATTCATCTTGCTCGGGGTGATGTGCACCAGGATGTTTCCCAGCTCGTCAGTCATCACGACCCCGCCCTCGTCAACGTCGACGTTCCGAATCGCGTCACCGGCTGCTGACGTGGAATCTACCGCGGCCTGCATCCTGGCTATCTGAGGATGCTCAATACGGTCGGGGTGAATCCCGATAAGGATGTTCGATGACTCGTCTGTTACCACAACGCCGCCTTCATCGACGTTGTGACTCTCCAAAACAGCGACGTTCAAAATTCCATCAGATACACGCCCCAGATCCTCGGCGACAACCACCAGGTCCGTCTGATTTGCCTTCTGTGCCAACGTGTCATCGGCAATCTTTACCCAGCTCACTCCATTCCAAGTGAACTGTCCGACACCCGGAACAAAGCCCCCCTGGCCATCGTAAGCACCTGTGACACGACCCAATTCTTCCAACGTCGCCTTGTAGATCGCACTCGTCGACTGGCCAGCCTTAAGGGAATCTATTTCTGCCTGAGTCGTTTTGGGCGTAGGCAAGTCGTTGAGTGGGAAGGTCACCAGCGCATTTGAAGGCCTGACCACACCTACCAGCACGTCATTCCGGCCAGCAGCTCTCTGCGGAAGACCCGCTGCCGGAATGATCTGCCGGCCATCAATCGTCGTCATGTTCTCTCCTACAGAACAGCCGAGGCATCGACTGCCCCGGTATCAATGTTGGCCAGGGCCAATGCCTGGCGGATGCTCACGTCCAGCAACACCTGGTCCGACCAGACCACCAGCTGCGGCAGCTCTCCGAGCAGTGCCAGCAACACATCCCGCGCGACTTCGTCGGCCTTGGCCGGTCGGGGGTCGCTGTGCTGGAACTCGCGCTCGATGGCCTTGCCGTCCGTGCCGATCAGCGGCAGCCCGGCATCGGTGATGGCCCGGGCCCACCCACGGAACAGGATCTGTCCACCCTGCAGAGTCCTGGTGCAGACGACCGCCACCAGGTCTCCGGTGTCCAGCTCGACCACCGTCTGACCGGCCTCGGCAGCGACCCCGTCTTTCTTCACATAGCTCATTGCAACACTTCCTCATATGCGGGATTTCTGACGCCGCCGCTTCCGCCGCCGCCGCCGATGCCGCCACCACCGCTGCCACTGGAGCCGGCGGCGGGAAACTGGATCTGCAGGGCACTGATGGCGACGTTGCCATTGGCGTTGGCCGACTCGACCACGTTGGTTGTTACTCGCAGCTGCTTGCTGCCGCCCTGCAGCAGCGGGTCGCTGTAGTACAGGTAGACGGTGACCTTCTGACCTGCCGTGCCGGTCAAGCTGGCGCTGCTGGCTGCGTAGGAGACCTGCACTGAGCCAATGACCAAGGTGCCTGCAGTCACGCTGATGGTGGCCACCGAAGCGCCTTCGGCATCGCTCGCCGCGGCGAACGTCACCGAGGTCGCCATATCCCACATGGACTGCTGGTTGCCGATGTTCGGCAGCGCCGCCGCGCCCACACGGTTGGTGTCAGGCACATTCACCGCCACGTCGATCCATTCCGAGGATCGCCCGTTGACGCCGATGGATCGCATCTGCAGGTCGTAGGGCGTGCCCCGCTGCAGCTCTCGAACGACAAACACCTGCCCTGCCACCTGGCTGCGGTACTGCCAGGCGGTGTCCGGCGCGCCTACCTCGCGGAACCGAAGCTCATACGACGCGATCGCGACGGTCACTGGAGCATCTCCACTGTGTTGTAGCCGTGGCGCGGCGCGGTGCCGATCCGGACCACTGCGGTGGGAATGCCGGCATCGTCCACCTCATCGTTCACTGGGTCCGACACCGCCACGGTGACCTTGGGCGCCGCCGGAACGCCGTAGTCGCGGCCACTGATCTCGCTCACGATGCCCTCGGGCGGATTCTTCCAGTAGGCATCCACGCGCTCGTCGTACGCCACAGCGGTAAACGAGGACGACAGGTCTTCGGAGTAGCGCACGCCGGTGATGATCAGCGTGGTCATCTCCAGCCCGCGTTCGCCCACGACGACACGGTCACCGACCACAGCCGAAGCAGGTCGGACATCCGTGTAGAAGGTGTCGCTGAACGCGCTATGCGGCCGGCAGTTCACTTTCCGCTTTGCTCCGCCCGCCGTGCGCGTCTGGATGCCGTAGAGCTTCAGCGGATCGGTGTAGATCTCCGTGTCGAGCCTCAAGGTGGCGCCATCAGTACCTTCCGGCGTGCCGTTGACCACGCTCACGATGCGGCCCCAGCCGGTGCCCCATTCGGCCACGTCGTGCGCCACGTCCACGACATCACCACGGACGATCCCAAGCCCAGAGATATCGGTGGTGAAGCTGTAGACCGTGCTGCGGTAGAGACCCTGTGCCATGTGATACCGGGCAATGCGCCACGCCTGCTTCGCCAGCATGGCCCACTCCAGCCGCAGCGTTTCGAACAGGGTCGCCGCCGGCTCGGTGGAGGGGTTACCCCGCGCATCGACGCCGCGATAGCTGTAGCCGTCCTGGACTACGATGATCTCGTCGTCCTGCCAGTCCGCATCCGGGTTCTTGAACTGCACGCGCAGTGCGTGCGGCAGCTTGATGAACTGCCTGCTGCCGCTGAACTCCTTGATGTCCAGAGGTGACAGCTCTGCGGTGGCCGCTGAACTGTTCCGGTCGAAGACAACGCAGTAGCGACCATCCCGGTTGCCGATGTCACCCAGCCCGCAGGCCAGAACCTTGCTCAGCAAATCGCGGGCGGTCATCTGAGCATCGACCACCATCCGGCAGTCCAGAGCATTCGCCGAGCAGTGCGCGGCGAAGTCGGCGAACGAGTTCAGGTCGATGCGGGACGCAGGCACATGCTCGGCCAGGGCTTGGCACCGCGTCATCAGCCAGTAGGCAATCCATGCCGGATTCCGTGTGTACTGGTTGCTCCAGGTGTTGGTGCTGCGGTTGTAGACCGGCACCATCGACCTGGCCAGTACGCTGAAGGTCTGCAGGGTGCCGGACAGCTGGTCGGTGCCCTTGACGCGCACATTCAGCTTGGACGTTCCCGTCGTGCTCGGGGACGTGTAGCGGATGCTCCGGAAAGAGGTCCAGATGGCTCCATCGGCCCAGGTCCGATTGGTCTGGTTCTTGCGCGCCACGCGGGTAACGCGCACCTCGTACTGGCCGGTGTCGACGTCCCAAGCGATACCAGATGCGAACGGATCACGGGTTTGATCCCAGCTCAGGTAGAGGCCCGGCGCCGGCGGCGTGGTCGGGTACTCGCTCGCCCCAGCAGTCCAGGTGCCGAGCAGCTTCGACAGCCGCGGCGATGGGGGCGTCAGCCAGGCGGTGGTGCCAACCCGGCGGTACTCCACCCGCCACAGTACCCACATCGGCCAGCCCTTGTTGAGGGAGTCGCCAAATACCTTGAGGCCGTTGGAGAACAGCAGGTCGAGGCTGATTGCGTCCACCCCTTGCGCGGTAGTGCGCAGGACCTGGTCGCCTTCCGAATTCATGGTCGCATTGACTGCCTGCTCGTCAACGTCGTTGGTGTACAGCTTCGGGGCCGCACCTCCGGGCCAGGACAGCTCCCACTGGAAGTCCTGGTAGCTCTGCACAGGGGTGTCCCCGATCCGGAGGTCGGAGATGCTCAGCGCCCCGAAGCCAAGGTCGAACATGCAGCACTGGTAGGCGTCGTAGCCGACAACATCGGTGTAGGGAATGGCGGCGTGCGTCGGGAAGAACCGGTGCTCGCCAAGGATCAGGGGGATGGCGCCATAGGGGTTGATCTGATTGGAGCTCCCCGTCAGGGCGTTCCATGAACGCTGCGCCTCCGATCCACCCTCGGTGGACATGGGCACGGCAACGAGGGCGTTCACGGCCAGCGACGCGGCGAGCGTGATGCCCGACGCGATCGCATTGCCCGCAGCGGCGCTCCAACCTGCCCCCTTCGCCAGCGAAGCACCCCAGCCCGGCGCGTAGTAAGCGACCACGATCATCGCCACCGCGGCCAGAATCTGCCGCGCGCCACCCTTGGCCAGACCCTGCCGCAGAACATCGACACGCACGCCAGCCTTGGGCCGCAGGCGGCCCCACGCCGCGCGCGGCACCATGTAGCCACCCACCCGCACCACGACGTCGGCGGAGATCTCAGCGCCGCCGGCGGCAGCCCTGAGCATCTGCTGCAGCGTCTGCCCGGGCTGGGCGTAAACCACGCCTGGCGTATCGAACTCGTGCCCCCGCAGGTGCAGCGGAACATCATTCATCTTTCTTCCCCATGTATCGATAGAAGCCGGCGATGCGCGCCTCCCACAGGGGCGAGCCAAGCCGCTCGATGCGACTGGTGCGGCCCAGCTCCACGTGCAGGAAATCGCCGCTGCCCATGCACACGCCGACGTGCCACGGCCTGCCTGCGCTGTTGAACACGACCACGTCAAAGCGCTCAGGCATCTCGACCTCGGCCCAGCCAGTTGCATCGGCCGGTTCCGACACATCAGGCATGGGGATGCCCTGCTCGGCCAGTACCATGCGGGCGAACTCGCGGCAGAACTTGTCGCCCTTGTACTGGATGCCGATCCACTTCCTCATACGAACAGCCCAGGCGAATTGGACGGCGTGTAGGTCTGTGCGGGCACGCCCTGGTTGAGGAAGTCTTCCTGGTAGCCGATCTGCACACCCAGCTCCATGATGTCGAAGTCCACTTGCAGCACGGAGAAGTTGAACGGTCCCATCTCCACCACGCTGGGCTGGCTCGCCAGCACGGCTTCCAGACGCACCTGCGGGCGCGGCCCCTGCAGCGCCTTGATCTGCCTGGTGATGTCACGGTCGACGTTGTCGATGCGCAGGGAGACGTTCGGCGTAGCATCGTCCGTGTCGTCGGGGAAGGATGCATCGAACGGGTATGGCTGCCAGACGGTACTGCCCCGTGCCACCGGCTCGGTGTTGTTGACGATCCGGATCGTCTGCAGATCCGGATGGGTGATGGTGAGAAGGCACAGCCAGGTTTCGGCCGTGTCCTCCGCCAGAATGGATTTGGCGGCTGCCGGTGAGAGGACGCGTGGCATCAGGTTGTCGGCCAGTTGTTGGTGTCGTGGATGTCGAGCAGGAACTGCCCCTCAACGCTGGCGACGATCAGCAGGCTCAGTTCTGCCCGCCACATGTCCTGCCATTTGACGTAGCTGGGTCGCGCCGTGAACTTGTAGATAGCCCGGCTCTGCCCCCCGCCAGACCACCGCCAGTCCCACCAGTAGAACGGGAGCACGCGGCGGGCGCTGATGGTGTAGAAGTCCAGCAACGTCTTCAGCTGCGCCGGCTCCAAGTAGAGCCGGCACTTGAACGCTTCGAGAGAGCTGGTCCGGACCGGGCGCGTCTTCGTCCCCGCCCCCATGGTCGATCGCATGACGTCCTCACCGTGTGGCGCGTAGTCCAGGCTCTCGTTCTCGGGGTCGGGGATGCTCGATGGCATGTAGAGATCAACCACCTCGGTTCCCCCTGTAGGCAAGCCCGTATCGGCTGCGGAAGTCGTTGTCGAACGATCCGCCACGGATTTCGCCACGGATCAGATCGCGCAGGGACGCCCTGATATCGAGGTCACCTGAAGAGCCAACCTCTGCCTGGACCCCATTGGAGTCGCTCTTCACGCCGTCGATATAGACGTTGACGTCCCCACGGGACATACCCATGGCGGCAGCGCGCGGCGCACCCACCACGCCACCATTCGCATACCCGCGCAGGCCAAGGCGCATCGCCTCCACGATTCCGACACCGCCCGCGCGCGCGATGTCGGCCTGCGACCAGACAACCTCGCCGGCATGCACGATGCCGCGCGGGTCGTGCTTGGCGCCGTCGCCGGTGTAGCCGCCGTCGGCCTTGCCGTTCCGCTGAAGACGCTGGAACAGGTCGTTGTTGATGGAGGAGGTGCCTTGGGTGACAGCGGCGTTGCCGGCGGTGTTGATGGAGCCGGACTGCGCCGCGAAGGAGCCGCTGATCCAGTTGCCGATGCCCACGATCGCCTGCTTGATCTGGATCCGGGACAGGTCTGCCAGCACCGACTTCGTCAGGTCCGAGAAGCTCAGCTTGCTGGTTTCGGTGAACCGCACCCAGGCGTCCTCGAATCCACCGATGACGGTGGTGACCGTATCGCCCATCTGCCGGGCGTAGTTCCCGGCTTCCTGCTGGTAGTTGGCCCATGCCGCGCTGGCACCGGCCAGCCAGTTGCCCTCGGCTTGGCGCAGATCCTCGTAGCCATCTTTGATCAGTTGCAGGCGGTCGAGGGTCTTGGCCATCAAAGTGGCCCGCTCAGCTTCAAAGGTCTCCTGATCCACCTGGCCAGCATTCAACTGCAGCTGCAGCTCACGGAGCTTGTCGGCCTGGTCTGCGTATGCGTCGTTGATGCGCTGCTGGATTTCATACTCACGATCACCCATACCCACTCGCTGGGCTTGGGTGGCGAGCTGACGCTGCAGCGCCTGATTGCTCGCGTCCAGTGCATTCGCGTAGGCGGCGATGACGTTGGTCCTCGCCCGCATCGCCGCCGCCTCTTCCGTCGAGAGAACCTGCAGCGCGCTTGCACCCTCGGTTCGAATCTTCGTCAGCCGCGCTTCGATCTCACCGATCTGGCGATTTACACCGATGGCTTCCTTGCCAGCGACAGACTGCCGTTGGAGATAGGCCAACTGCTGTTCCAGCGACTTTGTCTGTGCATCCGTGTTCCTTTGCACCAGTTCACGCATGCGGCTGTAGTACTCAGCTGCCGTAATCTCACGCGCCGAGAATTGTGCGCGCAGCAGCTGCGTGCTGGCGGTGATTTGGGCCTGTTCGGCCACCAGGTCGTCTTTGTAACCTTGCAGCCCAGCTGCGCGCGTTACAGATCCTGTGCCGCCGCCAGTTTTCTTCTTCTCGGCATACTTCTTCTCGATCGCGGCGACAGCAGCAGCACGCCGTTCCTCGATCTTCTTCACATCTTCGATCAAGCCAGCGGCTTCGGCCTGGCGTCGGACCTTCTCCGCCTCACCATTGATCCGAGAGATCTCGTCCTTCTTCTTTTGCTCTTTGCTCGCCTGAGATTCGGCGATGGCATCGGCGCGCTGCAGGAAATCAACGCTCGCATCTTCTGCGGCTTTCACCTCCGCGTCTTTACGCTCCTTGATCAGGTCGGTGGCCAGCGCCTTGATCTTGTCCGACCGGTCCTTGATCGACTTCTCCATCGCCGCCAAGGCGATGGGATTCCTTGCCAGCGGCAGGCCGCGCTGATCACCGGATGCCAGGGCGTTCAGCTTTGCCAGCTCGCGCTGATTCTCCGCCAGAAGGTGCTGCATCTGCGCCGCGGCCGGCCCGAGGCCAACGCTCGCCTGCATCGCGGACCATGCACGGGTCGCTTCCACCCACAGATCCTTGAAACCACTGATCACCGGGTTCTGGCTGGCGCGAACCTTTGCCAGGGCCATCACCGTTTCATCGGAAGCAGCGCGGGTGATCACCGTCACCGCATCCTGGTTGCGCCCCTGCTCCTGCAGTGCCTTGACCTGCTCGTACAGAGCTACGGTCATGAAGTTGACCTGCTCGTTGAGCTTCTCCGCGCCCTTGACCGGATCCTCTGCCAGCTTCGCGTAGAGGGCGATGGTATCTTCCAGCGCCTGCCCGCTGATCTCCTTCATGGCCACAGCCGCGTTGGCCACGGCCTGCAGGTTCTGCGCGGCGATCTTGCCGTTAGAACCGACCGCCTGCGCCGCCTCGGCGCCGGCCCCGGCGGACACCTGCAGCGCGTCACTGGTCTTCCTGGCCATATCGACCAGCGTCAGCGTCGTCGCGGCCGCCTCATTGCGAGACAATACCAGGGCCTTCGTGTAGGCCTGCGCCTGCTGTTCTGCGTCGTACCACGCGAACACCACCAGACCTACAGCCGCAGCGGCAACCGTGTAGGGGTTGACCATGTCCAGCAGTGCCGTCGAGACGCCTTTCAGCGCCGGCGCCACGCCGCCAAAGCTGTCCTTGATCTGGCCGCCCTGCTGCACCAGCACGGTGAAGAACGGCATGCCGCCCTGCAGGCTGGTGAAGATGTCGGTGAACTGCGCAGGCAGCTGCCGCATCGCCTGCGCGGTCTGGCCGGCCGAGATACCCAGATCACTGATGTTGTTCTTCGTCGGCAGCGGGCGAGCAGCCTCGGTGCGCACCTCGCGCAGCTGGCGGGTGAGCAGGCCCAGGCCCTGCCGGATGTCGGCCAGGTCAGCACTGATACGGACGCGCAGATTCGCTGAAGGCTCAGCCATGGGTCATGGTTCCTTGTTTCTGAGGCGCAGGGGCCTTTCCGCTCAGTTCGGCCTGGTACGCCTGCCATTCGCTCTGGTCGGCCCACATCGCCGTTCGGATGGCGTTGGCTGTGTGTGCAAGGCGCGCTCGCTCGCGCTCGCGCTCGTCGTGGGCTGCAGCGGCGGTGAAGCCCCTGATCTGCGCCAGGGTGTACGTCATGACCTCGGCCCTGCTGTGGCCGCGGGCGATCAGGTACTGGGCGAGGTCGGCGAGGCCGAGCTCTCTTCCGCCGGCGGCTTGGCCTGCATCAGCAGGTTCCGCAGGCGATGGGCGAAAAAATCCCGGTTCAGGCCCACCACGGCCGACAGCAGGTCCGCGATCTCGTCCAGGGTGCCGCCGCCGACCCATGCCGCCTTCAGGCTCAGCGCCTCATCCAAGCCCGCTCCCGGGATCCACTCCGATTCGGGACAGATGGCCACAGCCAGTGCCGAGGCAAGCTCGGCACTGTCCTGCTCCAGCAGGTCCAGCAGGATCGCGCCGGTTGCGCCGGCCGGCGCATCATCGACAGCGCCGACCATCATCGCCACGCGGCCGATGATGGTGCGGCTGGCCGTGATGAACGGGCCGATCTGCTGCAGGCGGAGGGGCGTTACACGCACGGCCTCGCCACGGAATGGCACCGTGATCGACGGCGGGGTAATCACGTCCAGATCCGCCATGGCTTACTTCTCCTGCTGCCAGTAGAAGTAGGCCGACTTGTCCGAGCCGGTGGCCTTAGCGGCGTCCTTCACGAGCTTGCCCGGCACGCTGCCGGCGCCGTACTCGTTGCCGATCAGGCCCATGCTCTCGATGACGCCGCCGGACACTTTGTGCGCCACCATGCGCACCAGCTTGCCGCCACGGGCCTCGTTGGCGCCGTAGAACTGCATCTCGTAGAACTCCTGCGGGTTGACAGCGGCCTCGACGTGGCCTAGGTCGGCGTTCTTGTAGGTCACCTTGACGTTGGGCGTTCCCGCCGACGACGGCGCTGCGATGACCGAATCCGCCGGGATGAAGAGCATGCCGCGCTCGAGGCGGTAGTCCTTGTCCTTCACGTACGTGGCGGTACCGGTGGCTGGCGTGACGCCGGTGATTTCGCTCGCCAAGCGCGACAGCGGCGAGAAGCGACCGGGCGTCGCCACCACGAGCTCGTCGGTGACGGTGCCAGCAGCGATGGTGGTGGCCTTGCCGCGCGTTGCGCGCGCGAAGTTCTCGGGGTTGAAGTCGTGGAAGGTGTAGTTGAGGTTGTAGCCGGTGACGCGATCGACGCTGTTGGCCGTGCCGCCGCCCGGGTTCTGGCTGTCGGCCAGTTCGAGGGTGGTGGTCTGGGGCGCGACGGTGTAGGCGGAAACGTTGCCGACCTCGAGGAAGGGTTCGTTGCTGTTCCACTTGCGAATCAGGACGATGCCGCTGCCCAGGTAGCTGTAATCTTCGGCCATGGTGGCTCTCCGGTTGGGTTGCCGCTGTGCGGCGGGTTATTTCTTGGGGATGTAGGACTGGTAGGTGAGCAGCGCGCCCACCCAGCCGGCGCTGGCCTTCTCCGGCATCAGGGGCTCCATACCGACGTACACCGGCACAGAGATGCCGTCAGGGAAGTTCCGGGCCACCTCGCGGTTGTCCAAGGCCGCCTCGATGTCGGTCACCAGGTCGTCCAGCGCCTGCTGGTACGCATCGGTGTTGGAGGGAACCTTGGCGATGACGCTGACCGTGGTCAGGCGGTGCGTTTGAACCTTCGACGGGCTCTCCGCCCGCTGCTGCTTCTCGATCACGGCCGTCAGCACGACTTGGGTGTCCTGGTCACCCGGTGCGGGTTCCAGCGTCCAGCCCGCGCCGGCGTTGGTCAGGTAGCCGTTGTCTGTACTGATCAGCTGCAGCGTCTTTCCCATGGCCAGCAGCAGCTGCTTCCGTGGGCTGGGGGTGCGGTCAGACATCGGCCACCTCCCACACCGCGGTCGACTCGTCGCCGCGGACCTTCTCCACCAGCTTCAGCTGTCGACCGGTGCCGTCGATGCGCACCACGCCGCCCGCGCGAGGGGTAACCTCGGCCAGCTGCAGCGTGATCTTGATGATTTTGGTCGCAACAGGTGCCACGTCGTCCGGTGTGAACGGCTCGACTGTCTCGTCAAGCAGCACCGTGCACGGCACTTCATCCGTGCTGGCCGGACCCTTGTAGTGGGCAGCATCGGCGACGCCGGCTGCACGGAAGGCACCGAACGCGGCTGCGTCGAAGGCCTGCATGAAAGCTCTCTGGTTCAAGGCAGCGGCCTCGCGGTTTCCATGGCCTTCTCCAGCTCGCGCTTCAGGAAGAACGGCATCAACCGCTTCCAGGTGTCCTCGGCCATGCCGAAGATGTCGTAGCGCGGCGTGTAGGCGGCCGTGGTGGTGAAGATGAAGATGGATCGGACACCGGACCCGCGTCCGATCCGCTCATAGATGCCCGGGCGCAGCACGCCGCGGCGCTTGGTGATGACGAAGTACTCGCCATCACGGTTGTTGCGTTTGCCCCGCCGCCGCTTCCGGCTGACGCTGGTCTCGTTCTGGTAGCCGTCCCGCTGGGCGCCGAGCTGGGACAGGATCTTGGTCACCTGGCCGGCCGGCACGTTGCCGAACTGGTTCGCCTGGGCGCCGCGGCCCATCACCGCAAACTGCGTCGGAGACAGCAGACCTCGGCTCTGCAGCAGCCGCTCGAAGCCCTTGCGGCGGCGCTGACCACCATCCACCTCGGCCAACAGGTACTTGGCCGGCGGAGTGCCCTTGAAGACTTCGTCGCGGATGAAGATCTCGGCGTACGGCTGGTCCTTGGTGGCCTTGCGGTACATGGCCGCGTTGACCGTGAGCGGCGTCGGGCGGTCGAACACCTTCGGTGCCTGGCGCTTCCAGCGCTCGCGGATCTCGTAGGCCACCTTGTTGGCGGCCTGGGCCGCGGCGTATGGAAGCTGGGACTGCTCCAGCTCGGTCAGCTGCCGCCCGAGCGCGTTGTCGGGGTCGACCCCGATCCTGATCTGGGCCATACAACCTCCCTGCCCGGCCCGCATCCGCGGGCCGGGCACTGCTGGCTTACTTCGCGCCGGCCTTCAGGCGGATCACCGCATCCGGTCGGGTGTTGATGTTCAGCGGGTTGGACTGGCTTTCCAGCTGGATGCCCTTGTCCATGCGCATCTTCGCGGTCTTGGTGTAGTACGGCAGGCCGATACCGCGCACCGTCTCCAGGTAGTCCGCCGGCGCGAAGCGGGTCAGGAACATGTCGGGCACACCCAGCGGGAACGCGATCGCTTCACCGTCGGCCAGGGCCAGGTCACCGCCGGTGTTGCCCTGCAGCTCTTCGAAGGTGATATCGCCGAACACGAAGCCCTTGCGGACGTCATCGCGCAGCGCTGCACCGTCCTGCCAGCGCTCGTAGGCCTTCTGCACTTCCGGGTGGTCGGTCAGGGCATCGAAGAAGCCGGCGCTGCAGAACACGTGGATGCCGGTGTACGGGATGCCGCCCAGCTTGGCCTCGATCGCGCGCTTGATGGCGATGCACTTGGCGCGGACCTTGGTGTCGTCCTTGTTCAGCTCCATGCCGATGACGACCTGCTTGACCCCGAACTCCTCGTAGAAGTCGATGATCACCGAGCCGTCGGCATCGAGCAGCTTGCCCTGCAGCGCGCCCATGCGGTGGTACTCGATGGTGAAGTCCAGGTCGCGCTTGTGCACCACCTGCAACGCGTTGACCACGGCGGCAACGTTGTTGCCTTCCGGGTCGGCCGGGTCATAGACACCCAGCAGCTGGTCAGCCATGACCGTGGAGTTCTGCGGCAGGTGAGTGGTTTCCAGCAGCTTCACCTTACCGCGCTCCAGGCCCTTGGGCTGGCCGGGCGCACCACGCGGGACATTCGGGACCAGCACCAGCTTGGTGCCGTTGATACCCACCTTGACGATGGTGGTGCCGACCAGGCCCTGCTCCTGGAACAGGCGCATGTCGGCCAGCCGGGTGGAGATGCGCGGCAGGTTGTTGATATAGGCGTTCAGGGCATCGAAGCTCAGCACGCCAAGCGCCAGAAGAATCTGCAGATCCATGGTGATTTCTCTCTCGGAATGGGATACGAAAAGGCCCCGCCGAAGCAGGGCCAAGGGTCAACGAGTGGAAGGGGCAATGCTCGGCGGTCAGCCGCCGCCGGCTGCGGTGATGGTGATGGTGTCGGTGGTCGCCTCGTCCAGATCGGCGGCGGTCACCTTGAGGGTGTAGTCGCCGGCGGCGCTCAGCGTCGCGGCATCCCAGGTGATGACGCCACCCACGGCGGCCTTCGCGCCGCCGCCGGTCAGATTGCCGGTGCCAGTGGCCTTGGCCAGGGTGGCGCTGACGGTACTGCCGGTAACCAGAGCACCGAAGACGTCCTTGACGTGCGCCACGACCGGGCCCAGCGCCACACCTGCAGTACCGGTCACCGGCACGGACACGAACACCAGGTGATCGGCCGCGTTCGATGCGATCGGCTGCTGCGTCCAGCGGGTGATGATGCCGGACTCGGCCAGGCTCAGCGCGGCCAGCAGCTTCTGGTCAGCGGTGACGCCGCTGGCCCAGCCCAGCTTCTCGCCGAACACTTCGGCATCGCGCGCGATCGCCGCGCCCTTGACGGCCAGCGCTGCGGAATCGGTGCCGGTGTCGATCGGGCCATACAGCACCTTCACCGCGTCGGTGCCGTTGGCAGCGACGGTGTTGTCTGCCTTGAGCAGGGTGCCGGCGGACAGCATGCCCTGCCCGGCCGGCAGACGGATCAGTTCGCGGCTGCGCTCGCCGCCCGCTTCGGACAGCAGGAATTCGCCGGTACGGGTGCCGGCCAGGGAGATTTCCATCGTCAGTTACCTCGTTGCTTGTAGATGTGAGTGGGATTCAGCTTCGCCTTGTTGTCGGCGGTGCGTTGTTCGGCCGTGGAGACCGGGTGTGCGGTGACGACCTGGGTGCTGCGGCCTTCCTCCGCCTTCATCGACAGCAGCTGTGCACGCACCGTGTCGAGGTCGGTGCTCTTCTCGATGAAGCTGGCGGCGAGGGTGTCATCGCCACGCAGTGCCGCAGCACAGGCGTCCTGCACTGCGGTCGCGTACTCGATGGCGCTGGCCGCCGGTTCGCCCTCCTGCAGGGGGCGGCGCAGCAGGGCCAGCGCGAGCGCCGGCGGCAGCTCACTGTTTGCAACCGCAGCTGCCAACGCAGCGGCCGGGTTCTCCACCACGGCTGCAGGCGGTGCGGCTGAGGCCTCGGGCACCGGCGGCGCTGCCGCCGCCTCCGGCTCGTCGTCCGGATCAGGGTTGCCCGGCGCGGGCGGCGGCGCCGATTCGGCCGCGCCGAGGTGCGCGATCAGGTCGTGCCAGGTGCCGAGCCGGGTAGCGAAGCCGACTGCCACGGCGGCCTGGCCGCGATAGCAGGCTGCCTCGGTAGCACGCACGGCTTCCGCATCCATGCCGAGGTTGCGCGCCACGGTGTCGACGAACATCGTGCGCATGTCCTCCAGATCAGCCATGGCCTCGGCATGCGCTTCTTCGCTGAGCGGGAAGTTCGGGTTGAAGTCGACCTTGCGGGCGCCGGCGAACAGCGGGGTCACCTTCAGGCCGATCTGAGCGTTGTTGCCGCTCCAGTCGTGGTGGTAGCAAACCACGCCTACCGACCCGACGCCGCCGGTGCGGCTGATCCAGATCTCGTCGCAGGCCGAAGCGAGGGCGAAGCCGGCGGAGTACGCATGGTCATCGACCAGCGCATACACCGGCTTCCGGCCACGCGCCTCGAAGATGTGGTCGACCAGGTCGAAGCAGCCAGAAGCCATACCGCCGGGCGTATCCAGCCGCAGGATGATCGACTTCACCGCATCGTCGTTCAGCAGTTCGTCGAAGGTGTCGCGTACCGCGGCATAGCTCACCGGCCCCGAACCACTGGGGCCGGGCATCGGCCGGTTCACCATCCCACCGGACAGGTTGATCACACCGATCAGGCTCTGTGCCACGCCCACCGGCTGTCCGTCGGGGCCGGACACTTCGAAGCGGTCGGCCTTCAGCACGCTGTCGTCACTGGTGACCTTCCCTTCCAGATAGCCGCCCACCAGCGCTTCGCCAATGGCCGGCTGCACCAACAGGGGCTGATTGAGGACCGCGGCAGCGAGCGAGGCCACCACGGGCGCACGGCTGCCGCGACCCAGCATTCGGGCCAACAGGCCAGGCTTACTCGTCATCGTCATTCCTTTCATCGTCGTTGGCGCCAGGGGCGCCGGGTTCGTCGTCCTGCCGGGCACCGGAGGCGTTCGTTCGCCTCGGGTCGCTGTCGTAGCGAAGCCCGGCCGCGTCTGCACGCGCGTTGTCCTGCGCCTGCTCGGCGTCGACCTGTTCGGGATCCTCGCCGGCGCTCAGCACCACCTTGCTGCGCGACTTGAAGCCGCCTCGCACCGCCTTGAGTTCGGACGTCACGTCCTGCACCGGGTGGCTCCAGGGCCAGCCCTCGGGCACCCACAGGGTTTCGGTCACGTCATCACGCAGGGCTGCATAGCGCGGCACCTTCAGCAGACCCGACAGCACCGCCTGGTCCATGAAGGCGTCGCGGACCCGCTGACAGAACATGGGGATCATGAAGAGCCACTGGTCCTGCTCGATCACCCGGCGGAACTCGTTGAGGATCAGCCGCAGCGCGCGGTCAGAGACGTTGCGCAGGTCACCGGTCAGCACTTCATAGGGCACGTCCTGACTGGCACAGATCGCCAGCAGATGCCCGCGCAGGAACTCGGCATAGTCCGAGCCGGCGCTGGGCGGTGCGGCGAAGGTGACCTTGCGGCCCGGCGGCAGTTCCTGGAGTGTCCCGGGCTCGAGCCCACCGAGGGCCGTACCGTCTGCATCCTCACCGGTGATCAGGTCGCCGATGGCCTCGCCGTCTTCCCCTTCCGCGTTCGCGTCGGTGGTGATGAAGCCTGCGAACAGGTTGGCCAGCGCCTGCCGTTCCAGCACCGCATCATCGAGGCGGTCCAGGTTGAACATGCGCAGGAGAGCCGGAGCAGAGCCGGGCACGCCGCGCATCGCACCCGCACGGTTCGGTCGGTACAGGTGCAGCACCTGGTCCGCCGGCACGCGCACCAGCTCATTGCCGTTGACGGTCAGCTGGAGGTCGCCGGGGTGCTCCCGGTACATCCAGTAGGCAACGCGGCGGCCGATGCTATCGACCTCGATGCCCTGCCGGATCACGTTGCCGTTGCTGGCCACGCCGTTGTAGTGCTGCGGGCACTGCTCCGATTCGATCAGCTGCACCTGCAGCGGCACAGGCAAGCCGTCCTCGGGCCGCCGGTACCGGATGCGGGCGAATACCTCGCCGGCCTCCTTCCACTCGCGCCAGGCCAGCGCCTGCAGCCCTTCCCACACCAGAACGCCATCGGCATCAGCGTATTTGCCCCAGCGCGTCCACAGCTTGGTGACCTTCTTCTTGTGCTCCTTCGTGCCCCAGATCGGCTTTGCCTGGATGCCGGTGGCGATGCCGTTGGACACGCTCTTGTTGAGCGCGCTGACCATCCACGGGTCATTCCGGGCCAGGTGCCGGGCCCGTGCCAGCAGTGTCGGCAGTCCCAACAACGATGCGTTGGGCCCGAGCGACGTCGGCCGGAAGGTGCGAAGGCGGCGGCCGTTGCCGGCGGCGCGGTAGCTGCTCTCGGCGGTATCAGACATTGCCGGTCCCCGATTGGTAGAGGCGCACGATGCGGCGGCGCCGCGGTCCTCCTGCGGCCTGGCCCAGCTCATCGCGCATCTGCTTCAGCAGACCGCGCATCTCCTTCAGGCTTTGGTAGGTCACGGTGCGGTCGGCATAGCGGACGCTCAGCACGCCGGCCGCAATCGCGGCCTCCAGTTGCTCGACTTGATTCTTGGTGAATGCCATTTCAGCGTCCCAGGTACTTGCTTCTGATGACGCGGCGGGTGCGCGCACGCGGCATTGGCGCCGGCGCGACGTCGTCTGCCCTCACGTCTGGGTTGTCGTCCCACGGCGCGGCCCATGCCGGCGGCGTGGTCCAGTTGATGGCCGGAACCTTCAACCACAGCGCCATGCCCTCGGCATAGCCGCACAGGTCGAACGCCTCATTGCGTCGCTTCGCCAGGTTCTCCCAACCCCTTGCAGTGCGCGATTCCGCCGTCAGCTCGGCGTAGAACGCCTCTGGCAGCCAGTCGGGGAAGTGGTAGTAGCCAGGCCCGGGCTCGGCCCGCTTCACGTTGGCGTCTACGGTGTCCTTCAGCCTGTCCACGTTGAGCAGCAGCTGCGGCACATCACCCTTCGACCCTGATTTGCGGTCCCGGCGCTTGCTGCTGTCGGGGAAGGTCTCGCGAAAGAGACCGCCCTCGCGGCGTGCATCACCCTTGATCAGCCTGACCCTGGCGTGCAGCTTCCGGGCCTTGAGCGAGCGCCAGAACTCCAGTGCGCGCACCGAGGTGCCCGACTTGCCACCCCAGTCGATACCCACTGCGTGCACCGGCATGCTGCGGCCGGTGGCATCGTCCAGCGGGTAGCGACGGCTGATGACCTTCTCGACCAGGCGCTCCCAGTCCTCCAGGTACTTCGGCGGGTCCAGCGGCAGGAAACCGCCTGATCCGTCCTCGCGCTTGGAGGTGCGCATGGTGAAGGAATCCACCACCCAGCGCTCCAGATGACCGGAATCGCCAATGCCGAAGCCCAGCACCAGCACGACGAAGCGGTTGGCCTGAACGTCGACCTCACCCAGCAGGAAGCGTACGCCGGCGGGAACAGCACCAGCGGGCCAGACTTCGGCGCGCTCCTGCATCTCGTTCGGGTCACTGGCCGAGCGGGCAGCCATCGGCACGTAGTTGATCGCGCCGTCCACATTGTGCGTGGTCTTCAGCGGACGCTCTTCGCCGGTCGTGGCGAAGGTTCGCAGCGCCTGGAGGTATCGCTCGATCAGCGATTCCCAGGACTGGTAGGACGCCGCCACACCGCCAAGCCAGTAGCTGGCGATGCGCGCCTCCGGCCTCTCACCGGTGACCGTTCCGTCGGCGTGCACGACCTGGCCCTCCGCAGCCCACACGCCGCTGCGGTTCATCCCGTCCTTCCACCGGTGCTTCAGTCCCACACCGCAGTGCGGACAGTGCAGCAGCGAGTAGTGCCGCGCCATCTTCTGCACGTCGTCCAGAACCACCCGCTCGAGCAGTTCCTCCATCGGCGGCAAAGCGAATCCGTCATAGCCTGGCGCTGCCTGAAACCGCTCTCCGCACTCCGGGCAGGGCCAGTACCAGCGGCGGCGGTCACCACGCGCATACAGCGCGGCGATGCCGGCGGCCGGTGGGCCCTGGTGCGGGTGCAGCGGCTTCCAGGCGCCGTCTGCATAGTCGGTTGCCGGGCTCGATTCGGCCACGACCATGCCGGCAGACATGTAGGTCTGCGTGCGCTTCAGGCCCAGGCCGAAGCACTCATCGATCGTCAGGTCGCCGGTGTAGTTGTCCACGTCCGTCATCAGGACGTCGTGGATGTCCTTGCCGGACAGCACCGATACCGACGGCCAGCCCATGCGCAACGACATTCCTGACCGGAAGAACTTCAGCAGGATGTTGTCGTCGTGGGCTCGTGGGCTCAGCCGGAAACGCAGTTCCGGGCTGGCGGCGATGCTGCGGGCGATACGGGTCTTGCTGTAGTCCTCGGCCGCATCCTTGGACATCTGCACAACCATGGCGTCGGCCGGGTTGCAGGTGATCAGGTAGGCCAGGCGCGCATCGATCAGCGAGATGGTCTTACCCGATCGCGCCGGCCCTACGAACACCACGGCCTCGTAATGGCGGCTACCGGTCGTGTCCAGCGGCTCGACCATGTAGGGCGTCGTGTCCGGATCCCAGGAACCGGCGGCGCCGGCGGCATTGGCCACCTGCAGCACCCGCGCGCCCTCGCTCACCCGGATGCGGCGCGGCGGCCGGATCATTTCGGCAACGCCTTGGCGCACGCTACGCGCTGTCGCGTACGTCGTCATCGGTGATGCCCTCGTACATGGATTGCCGGACGCGATCGCACTCGTCCTGGACCTTCACCACCTGCTCTGGCGTGAGCCCTGCCTTGCGCTCGAGCACATCAGGCAGCGTGTCGAAGAACTGCACGACCTTCTTCACCAGCTCGGCGTAGTCGGCCTCGACCTCTGCCGCCGGCACCAGCTGCCCGATGGTCGACTCGACCTTCAGGCGCTCGTTCTCCGACTGGTAGTAGGCGCGGCGTTCCATCGGCGGCAGGTCGCGCGGATCGACCACGCCCTCCGCGCCGAACGCTGCGCCGCCCGGATTCACCAGCGCAGGCGCTGCGTCGGCCAGGCGATAGACGTCGTGCCCGGCGCGCTTGGTCAGCGGCGGTACGCCGGCCTCCTTCAGCCGCTTGCTGGCCGTTCGGCGGTCTATCCCGAACTCATCCGCCAGCCTGGCCACGGACCAGCCCTTGGTGAATTCGTGGATGTCAGCCATGTCCTACCCGATGCACAGCCTATTCAGGCATGAAAACGCGGTTTCTCCCGGCAAAAACCGCCAAAAGTGCGGCCTGTGGTGGAGCACCCTAGAGGCCGAAATACTGTCTTTTACCGGGGTCCGAATTCCCCCCGGTGGCTGTGGATAAGCCCAGGGGCCCCGCCCCGTTCAGCTTTCTGTGGATAACATGTTGATATCCAGTCAAACCGTTCAGTTTCGCGTTCACGCGCGCATATGTGAAACACTATCGTGAAACATCAGTGGGCAGCCACGCGCAGCGGCACCTAGTCCGCGATATCGGTGGTCGGCGTCGGCTTGCCCTGCACCTGGTCAATGGCGTCGAGCTGCGCCTCGTACTGCACCAGGCATCGCTTGCGGCCATTGCTCACGTCGAACACCGTTGACGGGGGCGCTTCTCGCACCCACTTGCAGCGCTTGCGCAGCTGGGCGTCGATCGGCACGTAGGTGGCCACCGGGACCGTGATGACGGCTGCCGGCGGCGGGTTCGGCTTAGTAGGTGCGGCCTGGCACGCGGCCAGCAGCGCAGCGGTAGCAACCACGATGACGCGCATGTCAGTACCCCTTCAGTGCCGGGCAAGCGGAATCGAGCAGCTCCAGTGCTGCCTTGCAGGTGTCGGGCCGCTGCTCGTAGCGACCACGCCAGGTGGACGCCTCCTTCTCGGACGCCTCGATCTTTCCGGCCAGGTCCTGTAGCGCTGCCGCGCTCTCTGCCTTGAGCGCTTCCAGCTTCTCGGCTTCCGCCCTGAGTGCGGTGGCGACTTCAGCCAGGCGCTGATCGCGGGTGTCTACGTCCGCCTGCAGTCGGGCGGCATCAGCCTGCCAGTCAGCCCGGACCTTGATTACCTGAGCGCTCAGGTCGCGGATCTTCTGCTCCTTCTCCCAAGCGGTCAGCCCGGACACCATGCACCCGAAGGCCAGCACGCCGCACACCAGCTTGATCTTGCTGCCGGGCTTGCTCAGCCACTGCAGCGCGTCGGCAGCAGCACCTACGATCAGCGTCCACAGCGCACGAAGGAATCGAATCAGTACGTTCATGGCTTGTCGCCTCCGATGGCGCCGGTGGCTTTCTCCACCATGCGCACGTAGCCGGGCAGCAGCCGGCGGATCAGGACTCCGGAGATGCCGGCCATCGGCAGCTGAGGTGCGCCTGCGAGCTGGGGCCAGATCCATGCCGCGATGGCCACCACCCATGCCGCAAGAACTGCGTACGCAGCGACAGCCACGGCTAGTGCAGCCCAGCGAGCTGCGGTCTGTAGCAGCCGATGTCGACGGAGCCTATTGGCGTCGGCCGCTACCCGCCCTGCGTCCTTGTCCGGAAGGATCAACACGCCAATCAGTGCGCCAGCCAGCGCGAGCAGCAGCACAGATTGCGGAACGCCGAGAATGATCCTCTCGGCCTCGCGCAGCGCGTCGGCGGTTGCCGGGGCCACCACTGCGGCAGTGAACGTGGCAACGACGGTCTTGAAGGTGCTCACAGGCTCGGTCATCGGGACACCAACTTCGCGTACAACGACTTGGCCAGCTTCAGCTTTGCCTTTCGATCCTCCAGACCATTCGGCAGTGCCTTGCTGTCCGGGTTGCCTAGGTTCACCGCGCGACTCACCGCCAGAACGTCATCCCGGTCGGCCACGGAGTTGAGGCCTTCCCGGTTCCAGAAATAGCCAGCGGCCAGTGCCGCGTCTGGCAAGCTGGCCAGCAGATCCGGATTACGGACAGCCCTGTCGTCCCCGTAGATGGCCTGGCTGTACCGTTGATAGTTGTGACGCCCGGTCAGCTGAATCGCCCCGCGCCCGCGAAAGCGGAATCCATCCCCGCTCTGGCTGTTGCCCAAGTCCTTTCGGCCTTCGTAGCGCGACTGAGCCGGAGTCGGCCCCCACAGTTCCCTCAGCCATCGGCCGGTGCCGCTCTCATGCGCAACCTGTGCGAGGAAATGACAAACGCGCAGCTCGGTGTTGATGCTGAAGCGGATGCAGGCCTGCTCCAGCGCAAGAGCCAGGTCATGGGAAAATCCCATGCCGGCGGCGACAGTTTCGATGCTCACCATGGGTTCCTCTGCACGGCGGTAGCAGCGGCCCGACTCGAACGGGCGACCTCCGGGTTATGGGCCGGCGAGATGCCACTTCTCTACGCTGCTGATAGGTGCCCGCCCCGCTGCCGGCTGAGCGCGAGGGTTGATCCGGTCGGGGGACGCGGGCGTTGATTGGTGGGTGGGCCGGCTCTTTTGGCCGGCAGGTCGACCATTTACGGCCTTGATCCCTTTGAACAGCGGGAGGCTTCCAGGAATACAGACCAGCTTTCGCATGCGCGCAGCACGCGCCTTCCACCCATAGCGGTATCGGCTTCCGAGGTGCGTCCCTCACCGAATGCTCGGCCCAGTGAAGCCGACACCGCTATGAATGGAGCGGGCCATGGGAATCGAACCCATATACTCAGCGTGGAAGGCTGATGCCTAAACCACTCCGCCAGGCCCGCGAACAAGTTCCAGAAACGACGAACCGCAGGTCACTGGACCTCCCGAGTCCAGGCCTGCGGCCGTTGAGTGCGGGTTGATTGGAACCTCGCCCACGTTATCGATTGGACAACAATCCTGGTTCCCAATGCAACTGCGGTAATGAACATTACCGCAGTCGTTCGAATGCGGTAATGTTCGCGGCGACTGCGGTAATATTTGTGATGATGCGGAACGCGAATTCAGCGCGGCATCTACCTGTTGAACACCCTTCCGCTGAACTCCTTCCGACCATCTTCCAGCGCTTGTCGCAGCGTTGCTGCTGCGACTCCGTACACGCGCAGGTAGTCCCCCTTCCGCATCTTTGCCGCCTTGGCAGCATCCTGTGCGGCTATCTTCCCTTCAGGCCACACCAAGTCGTTAACCGCGTCCTGCAGCACAAGGCGCATGCGCCACCGGTCGGCAGGGTCATCCATCCGCAGAGCAGGTTTTGCGCCGCTGCGTCGCTGCCACTGAATCTGCCGCATCACGCGCCTGGCCAGGGAGCGACCCAGCGACGACAGGGATACACCCTGCCCGCGCAGCACCACCGCCAGCACTGCCTGTTTGGCCACGGAATCACGCATCATGCCGACCGCGCCAGAGATATCGGCCGCAGCCAGCGGCGGCATGGTTGATCTACCTTCCGAAGGCTCCCTGAAACTACTACCGACCAGCATGCGTGCGATCAGCTCAAGAGGATCACGCACCAGAGTTGGTTCCAGCACCGGCAACCGGCCGCGCACCACCCTGGCCACCGGCGGCGCTGGAAGCGCGTAGGGCTTGTTCCCCCATGCCCGGACCGCATGGGTTTCTGCATCTGCGCCGACGCACAGATCACCATGGGCAGTGCAGCGCGCGCAGACCACCTGTGCGGTGCGGCGGCTGCCGGCACTGCCTCGAGCGCGGATACGCACTTCGTCACTGCCGCAGTTACCACACGGCGTCAGGGCCACCGAGGGCGCGGCCACTGCCGACATTAGGCCACCTCACAGTTGCTGACCCGGCGTGACCGGCCGTCCCGCCAGACCTCCCACAGACTGCCATCGACCTGGCACCTGATGGGGCCCTCCTTTCCTTCCAGGTACAGGTAGTGGGTTGCCTCGTCCAGGCTGAGGAATCTGGGAATCATCGAGAGGTCTCCATGGTTGTAACGTTGGTTGTTTCCAGGGCCGCGCCCTGCTGTTGAAGGAACTGCTGGGCCAGCGCGCGCAACTGGTTCTCGCCTACGTCCAAGCGCTCCACCAGGTGTTCCCCCGGGCTGCGCACGCCCTCGATCTGCTCGCGCTTCACCCCGAGGACATCCGACACGACCGGGTCGCTGCCGCTGTCGGAGAGCAGGAAGTACGCCATGACCGGCTCAGTCTGGCCGTCACGGTGGACGCGGCCTATGCACTGCTCGTGGACGCCGGGTGACCAGTCCAGTTCGCCGAATACCACGGTGCTGCAGGCGTGCTGCAGCCCATCGATGCCAGCGCCAGAGCGGAGGCTGATCAGCATCACCTGGCTATCTCCGCTGATGAATGCGTCCTTCGCCGCCTGCTTCTGGCTCGGCGACTCGCTGCCGGTGTACATGACGGGGTTGTAGGCAGCCAGCTTCTCCTGCCAGATGCTGTAGACCTCCCGGTGCCACCCGAACAGCAACACCTTCTGGCCGCTTTCCAGCAGCAGCCTGACGAACTCAGCCACGTATGGAGCCTTGGCCACGCCCGTCGCCTGCCGCAGCAGCCTGTCGAACTCGCCGGCGGCCTGCATCTTCTCGCCGCGGTACTGCTCGTTGGCCCGCAGGATGATCCGCGCCAGCGCTGCGGCGTCGCCAGTGATGGCATCCAGCGCCTTGGCGTCGGCCTCCACCTCATGCGGGATCTTCGACAGCGCCGGCAGCTCGCGGCCCACTTCTTTGCGGGTGCGCCGCAGCATGATCCCCTGGCGCCGCAGGTACTGGCCGAACTGCTCGGCGTCCTGCAGCTTGGCCTTCTCCCCGGGCGCGGAGATGCACCATTCCCGGAGGAACTCGTCATAGGTGCCCAGGCAACCCGGCAGCAGCGGGTCGACCACGTGGAAGAACTCGCACCCGTAGTTGTAGATCGGGGTGGCGGTCAAGCCCATGCGCAGCCGTGCCCGGCTGGCCAGGTGGCGGCAGGCGCTGTGGATGCTGCTGTCCGGACTGCGCAACTGCTGGCATTCCTCGAACACCACGTACTGGGCAATCTCCCCCAGCGTCTCCGCCCAGCCCCGGAGCTTGTGGTAGCTGACCAGGATCACGTCCGGCAGCGTGTCCCACAGATCCTTGATCCGCTGCTTCGGCTGGCGCACCAGCGGGTACGGCGCGCCCTTCCTGATGTGGTGCACGCGCAGCTGCGGCGCGAACTCGGCCAGCTTCTCCGGCCAGTGGTTCGGCAGCGCCGCCGGGTACACCACCACCGCCGGCAGATTGCCCGGCGCGGCCATGGGGCAGATGCCGGTGACCGTCTTGCCGAGGCCAAGATCGTCGGCCAGCAGCAGCCCGCCTCGGATGGACAGCTGCGCGCCCGCGACGCGCTGGTACTCGCGCGGGGGCTTGGCCAGGGTGAACTCCGGAATCTGCACACGGCCGGCCAGCAGTTCGCCAAGGCTGCGCTCCATATCCACATGCTCGTCGGCCAGCTGCTGCAGCGCGCGCTGCGTATCTGCATCCATCGTCAGCGGGTATCGCTGGGTGAACCATTGCAGCTCCCGGCTGTTCTCTGGCGTCGCCGACAGGTCGATATGCTCCGCAGCATGTTGGCGCACCCTGGGAAACACGCGCTTCATCCGCGCACGCACCTGCGGCTCGCAGATCACCCGCCAGGTGCTGTGGGCTGCGCTGTACAGAAGGGCTCCATAGGTCGTCTGCATCACAGTGCCTGCCTCTTCAGGCGGATGATGTTGAAGGGTTTGCCCTGCCAGGCCGGCCGGGCCACGAGCGGGCGTTCGCCCCAGCGCTCAGTGGTCGCCAGCAGTACGCCGCGCACCTGCGGCAGGGTGATGTAGCGCCCGACCTGCCGCAGGGCATCGGCGAGCGAGCCGGCCACCTTCACCTCGATCACCAGACCGTCCAGCCAGAAGTCCGCGCGGTTGCTGGCATCCAACCGGTACTCGCGTACATGGGCGTGGCCGGCCTGGTCGAGGACGGTCGACAGAGCCTGGTGCAGTTGGATCTCGGACCCGTAACGGTACCCGAAGCCGGCCAGCAGCCTGCCAATGCCCTTCAGCTGCAGCTGCTCTTCCATTGCGGTGCCCGGCTTCACCGGTGCTACTTCACGCTGAGTGACGATCAGCCTGCCCATCACAGCACCTCCGGGCGAGCGGCGATTCTGAGGCTGCGGGCGATGCGATCCTTGCTGTAGGCCTCAGCAACGTCCCTACGCACCTGCACAACCATGACACCGGATTCGGCTGCAGGCCCTCTGAGGTATCGCGCGGAATGGTCGGCTGTAGCCTCCCCGTCACCTTCCGGGCGTACACCAACCACATGTTCCGATGCGACCTGTGCCAGCTCGATATCCCGTGGGAGACCGCCGGCTACCTGGTTGATCCCTACGGAACCTGCTTCGTTTGCCCCGAGTGCGGGCATAGGAATTACCTTGCGTTCCTCGGGGTCAACCCCGCCGGCGCTGTCCTGGTCCAGCAGATCGACAGACCCACCCAGCATTAGCGCGGCGATGATGGCTGACAGCGCGTCTTGCTCACGGACCACAAACCAGGTCCCACCACCCTCGACTGCAGCAACAGTTGGCTCGGCATGAAGGTCCAGCAGCCTCCGTGCCCGCTTCTCGATGGCGTCCATCACTTCACCCCCAGAGCAGCGCGCGCCTTTGCGTACTTCGCCCGCAGTCGAGCCGCCGTCTCCTGGTCCAGCAGCGCCAGTCGCGACTCGTCGCTGTTGTCGGCGATATCTGCCAACTTCACCTTGAGCGATAGCGGGTTCTGTCGAATGTTCCAGTAGTAGAACGCCTCGCTCTTGTTCACGCCCCGCGTCAGATCGAACACAGCCTCCACCACGTCCTGCGGGAACAACATGACGTTGGCCGCAAAGGTCGGCTGATCCTCGAGGACGTCGTGGAGCCAAGCCACCATTTCGGCGGTGTCATCACCGGCGACCGCCGCTGCGACCCGCCCCACATGCTCGATGTACGGGCGGCCGGCCTTGTCGGTTTGGGTGGCATGTGCCTCTTCCGCCAGCCAGCGAGCCTCAGTCACCAATGCGTTTTCCATCAGGCCACCTCCTTACGAGCAGGCCGGACACGGCGGATCTCACCCAAGCGGAGTGCGTTTCGAAGGTAAGAGCACCGCGACGCGCCAGGCGTGTAGAACTCGAACAGCACCCCGTCCCTCTCCCACATGAAGTGCACCCGACCTGCGCGATTCCTTACAGTCACCACACGAACACGCCGCGGTGCGCAGGCCTTTGCGCACAGTGCTGCTAGCAGGCAGTTTCCTGGAACGATCATCAAACCACCTCCGGAGCCAGCTGCAGCCCGGTCGCCGCGTCGGCCTGCGCCCAGGTCATCTGGTCACGGTCGATGCTCTCGGCCAGCCGCGAAAGGCCCTTCGCTGTCACCAGCACCTGTTCGTGCACGCGATCCGGCTCACCCTCCCGCCGCTGCACACTCGCCTTGTGCGCCAGCACGCCCTGCTGCAGGCGGGTCTGGTAGGCCAGCCAGTTCTTGCTGCCCGCGCGGCGGTAGATCCAGCCATGCTCGGACAGCCAGGCAAACAGCTGCCGGGGCTGCACCTGCAACATCTTGGCCGCGGTGCTGATGTTGAAGGCGCCATCAGCCTGGGTCAGCCGCAGCAGCGCGCGGACCTGCGGCTCCTGGTACTGCACGCGCGCCTCGAGGATCTCGGCCTTCTCGCTGTAGGACAGCAGCAGTGCGCGCAGCGTCGCCGGATCGGTCAGTGCCTGCATCGGGTCGGGCGTGGGTGCTCCGGCCGTCAAGGCGTCATAGGCTCGGATCACCTGCAGGTGGAAGGTGGGGCTGATCCACATGGCATAGGCATAGACCATCTCCCTGGCCACGAAGGTGCCACCGTATCTGCCGGCGACTGAGTGCACCGGGTAAATCCGGAGTTCCCCGGACTTACCCATCTCTGCGATGAATTCTTCGGTTTGCTTCAAGCGGAGCCAGTCGCTGGGCTGGTGTTTCTTAGCTCCTCCTGCGGCTTGGTGCAGATCGTTAAGGCAGAAGCGGCCCACGTCATCGCGGCGAACAATGGCGCCGCCAATCATCAGTTCATTCATTTCCTGGCTCCTTCCATCCGATGTGTTCTTCATCCCAGCCCCCGTTTCCGTCTGGCCAGACGATCTTGATTCGAAGCATCGGGAAGGCCGCTGCAGCGACCTTGACCTTCACCTTGGCGTCGTCCTCAGCGAAGTACTTGCCGCTCTTCGCGCGCCCTTTGACTTCCACGAGCAGGAGCTCGCCGTTGGGTAGCTGGACCACAAAGTCAGGCGTGTACCTGGTGTCCTTGGCCAGCTTGAATGTCCAGCACTCGAAGCCAAACCACAGGATCTCTCCGCGCTGTCTCAGTGCCTGCAACCAATTCGCATAGGACTGCTCGGTTTTATTCATCTCGCCAATCTGGTGACGTACCCGCCCCCGCGCGACCTTGCCGGCGGCGTTGCCGCTGCCGGTGGACTGCGCCGCTGCCGGCGGCCGGTAGGCGCGCGCTGCGGTCGGAGCTGGGGCGGCGGAGGCCGTGCTGGACTGGCTCTGGACCAGACGGCGCATGCCCTCCGGCATGTCCTGCGTTGAGGCGTAGCGCAGCGAGCGGCTGAACGTCTTCTTCGGCGGCATCAGGCGGATGCCTCCGCAGCGCCCCAGACGCGCATCGCGCGCTGCCGGAAGGCTTCGAACTCGTGCCGGGCGCGCTGCTGCGCTGCCTGGTGCTCCCGGTCCATCTGCTCGAGCATGCAGTCGAACTCGACGTTGAGCAGGCCCATCAGCTGCTCCATGGAGATCCCGCCTCGGGTGCGGTGGGTCGGCGCCGGGGTCAGCTGAGGCATCGCCAGCTGCTGCTGGCCGGACGGCGGCAGCGGCATGCTGTCCACCCGGCCTGCGTCGGTGACAGCCCATGTGGCCTCCGGCCGGCCGTGGCGGGCGCTGTCACGGTTCTCGCAGCGTCGCACCAAGCCATCGCGGTCCAGCTCGCGCAGCAGGCCGGCCGCGGCGGCAGTGGTCAGCAGCATCGCCTCGCGAGGGGCTCCGGCCTCGAGCGCCGCGTTGCCCATCAGCTCCAGCGCCTCAGCTGCGGTGCTGTCGCCGTGGATGCCCAGGCAGAACAGGATCAGCTGCCGCTGGTAGGCACGGATATCAGCCAGCTCCATGTGCGCCTCCAAAGCCCAGCTCGGCAGCAGCCAGTGCCATGGCGCTACGCGCGGCATCGCGATCGCGCACCACCTGCGGCTCGGGCCTGGGTGCCGGCAATGCAGCCATCGGCTCGGGAACGGCACCGCCGTCCATGACGTGCTTCACTGCCCGCTCGTAGGCGTTGGCAAGCATGCGCTGCTGCAGCGCGCCACTCTCGGCAGTGCGGTAGGCATGCAGGTCCAGCTTCGACCGCACCAGTACGGTGAACCCGCTGTGGTCCTGGCCAGGCCGCATCTGGCCGTCGACTTCGGCAAGCGCCGGAACGCCCAGGCACATGGCCCGGAACTGGCCCGGGTTCGGCGGCCACTGCAGCGCACTGCGCAGGCAATTGGCCAGCCCCTCGGCGACCTGCCGCGGGGTGATGCCGGACATCACCTGGAACCACAGTTCACCGGCGGTGGTCAGGCCGCCAGCATTGTTCACCGGTGCAGCGCCGTTCTCGCGCACCCACTTCCCGGGGAACATGCCGGCCATGCGCTCCCACACGGTCCACAGGGCGCTCACAGCGCGCTGGTCCGGGTCAGTGGTGGACGGGTTCGAACTCGACGTCGATGACATCGCCGCCTGATCTGCCAAGGCCGCCAGCTGCCTCGCGCTGTTCGTGGAGTCGCCGCTGCTCTGCGACGTGTTCGGCAGAACCGAGTTGAGGGTTTGCATTGGAGCCTCCGGGATTGGTGGTGTTCGTCGGCGCTGCGCCGGCGGCGTGTCGGTTGCGGGCGGTCCTGATCGCCCAAGCGAACGGGTTCGTAATCGGTGGCGATCGCGCCAGCCCTTCAGCGACCGTGTGCCCCAGCGTCTCCGGCGTCACGCCCTCTTCCAGGGCTGCCAGCAGGTCGGGGTGGCTGGGGTTTGTCGAATGGCAACCTGCCTGCCGCATCAGCAAGCACGCACGCCCTGCGTCAGTCACGCCCCCTAGAGATCCTTGAGTGTGCAGTGATGTATCTGGAGTATTTATGGGGTCTGGGGTCTGGTTACCCGTGTTCACACCTGTGTTCACACCCACTGTCACGCGTGACATGTCACGGTCTGTCACGCCTGTCACGCGTGACATAGCTGCATCTGTCACGCCTTCGTTGCGCGTGACATGTGTGACGTGCAGTGCCTTCAGCTCGGCCATGGTGGCCATTCCATCCGGGACGACGCCTACCGCACGAAGGTCCTCGAACAGCATCGTTCTGCGTGCTCGGGTCCTCGCCTGGCGCTCAGTTTCGTTGCTCCTTCGGGCATCGCGGCGACCTTGCCCCTCGGCAATCCGGCCTTGAGCTTTGGCGATCTGCTCGTCACAGCGCTTGCTGTGGCGCAGGCCATCCTCACCCACTGGGAAGTAGCGCTCGGCGACCTTCTTTACCGCGGCTTTGTCGCCCGCAGTGATGGCGCCGGCGATGACGTACAGCTCGGCCAAGCTCTCTGGCAGTGCCTGCTCTTCTGAGTAGTAGGCCAGCATCAGCTTGAAGTAGACGCCGTGGTCGGTCAGGGACAGCCGTGTGGTGTCCTTGAGGTAGTCGCCAGGGAACATCTCGAAGTAGATCACGCCCCTACCCCCGCACCACGCAGCAGCGGTGCCATAGGCAGCGGCTCAGGTTGATAGCCAGGGCATGGATTGCGGGGCATTTCGGGCAGGCACAAGGCATCTGCCAGCGTGCGACGCCAACGGAACGCCGTGGCGCGGCTGACATTGAAGCGCTCTTGCACCTGCAGCACCGTGGGGAAGAACGGGCAGCAGGTGCTCGCCCAGATGACGAAGTCCATGATGATCTTCGTCTGGCACCGACCGTCCAGGGCCGCCTTGCGGCGGTGATCCGGCGCACGCGAAGATGCCTCGCTGAAACCTGTGGCGCGCTGGGGACCACAAACGGTCCCAAAACTGGCGATGGGGCTCATACACCACCACCTGCGGCATCAGCCTGCCGTGCCGCATCCTGCAGTGCGCGGAACATCGATCCACGCAGGACGTTCGCTGCAGGAACGCGGCGGCGCGCGGCCTCTGGGTCGTGAAGGTCAAGCAGTGCGCTGTACCAACGGTAGGCGGTGGCGCGGGAAAGGTTGAAGCGCTGCTGCAGTGCATCGATTTGTAGCGGCCCGGGCTGCTCCTTTGCCCACAGCACCACCTCTACCATCGGCAGCAGCGGCACCACCGCGTCGGGGATACGGCGGCCGGCACCTTCGAACTCGCTGACCACCGTAATGGCCCAGCTCACCATCGCTGACGTGCTCATGCGGCACCCCCAGCGACTGCGCGGGGCGCCAGGTCATGCAGATGCCCGGTGACGTATCGCTTGGCAGTCACCAACTCCGCCTCCAGCTGGCCAATCTCGTCCAGCGCGCGGCGCAGCTCAGGGATGTCCTTTGGGCAGATGCGGCCGTCGGCCAGGATGTTGGTAAGTGCCTCGAGCGTGTGGCCGAATTCGACCGACAGCCGGGCAACGGCCAAGACGCCGGCATGCGGCTCCATCATTGGAATCCGGGCGCCGAGGAAGCCGTAGCGCCGGGCCAACTCGCGCGCGCAGCCATCGCGCCACTGGGGCGGCAGCGCGCGCACCCACGACTCTTCCAGGTCAACCGGCATCTTGACGGTGCCATTTCGGATGCGGGCGATGATCTGGCCGTTGGCCTTCAGCGCCTTCTCGGCACTGTCGGCGTCGACGCCTACATGGAACTGCAGGATGCGTTCGCCCGGCGCTACGTCCGCCATGTACTGCTCGGCGATAGCCTGGGCCAGGCTGGAGTCGGTATGGGCGCTGTTGCGAATGGCATCCGTCGTGTGGCGGAACACCACCGCAGAGCGCGGCTCGTGGTACTGAGGATCGGGTTTCATTTACGCACCTCGGGAGGCGATGCAAAGTGGTCGCCATGGACAGGACGACCGGGAATCAAAGGCTTGGAGCCGCCCTCCTTGCGCTACGCTGGATGTGCGAACAACACAGCCCGCAAGGAGGGCGACATGAACCAAGGGAACGAACCGATCAGCTTGTTGGCAGTGACAGAGCGCTTGACGACGCTGGAACACAGCCACAGCCGCCTGAGTGCACGGACGATGGCGCTGCAGCAGGTCGTCGAGGTGCTGGCCTGGGGCTGCTGGCACGAGCGGAGCGAGGTATCCAAGCGACTCCTGGAATCGGGGCAGAAGTCGCTGGCAGCGATCAACACCTGGCCCGAGGAGTTGCAGCAGGAGGTGGTCAGCGTCTGGAACCAGGCGTACAAGCAGCTTGCGGATCCGGATGCAGGAGCGTCGTTCATTGGGATTCGCCCCGAGTAACGCCGGTCGCTTCGATCCGAACCTCTCCGGACGCCACATGGAAGGGGCCGTACTCCACCGCCTTGGGCTCGCCTTGGGCGGTGGTATTGAGGCTGCCGAACGTCGTGGTTTCGATCAGCATTCGATTGGGCAGCGGCTGCCCTGAGCCAGCCTCTGCCCTGCTGGGCTTTGTCAGCCAGTCCCTCAACCACAACCTCGGATTCAGACGGTCGGGAATCCTCATTCAAGCCCCCTCAACCGGAACGATGCGGCCGGCGTCGAGGTCAGCGGGCACAGCCTCAGGCGGATCGAAAATGTCGGGGCGCAACTCGCTTCGGGAGACTTGTCCCCCGCTCTGCTCGTCGAGCCGCCGAGCAAGCGCGCCATCGAACCGCGTCCGCTTGCTCAGGGCCTTTCGCAGATAGCCGATCGTCGTTCCAGCCCGGACAGCAAAAGCCGCCTGATCGTCTGGTGCCAAGGTGCCTAGGTAGGTGCGAAGGGTGTCCATCACCAAACAATACCCGCAGGTAAGCATAGATGCAATACCCGCAGGGAATTTACTTGCAGGTAATCAACCCTTGGAATAGAGGCATGGACAAGTTCGAAGCGCGCCGTACGGCACTTAAAAAGCTGGTCGACGCCCTAGGAAGAGGCGGAATTGCTCAGATCTCAGCAAAAGTTGGCAAGGACGCGAGCTATGTATCGCGGATGCTGTACGAGCCAGGAAAAGCTGGAGGCAAGCGCATTGGAGAGGACGTATGGGCCGAGCTGACACTGGCTTACCCAGATCACTTCGATCCGAGCGCCACCACACCAGTCTTCTCAGGGTCTGAGACGCCTGCAGGATACGTTCGCTTCCAGCTTTTGGAAGGAGCAGCAGGGATGGGTATTGGGGTGGTCAATCAGGACTATCCAGAGGTCATGCAAGTCATGGAAGTAGCCGAATGGGAGGTACGCCGAAAGCTCGGCTTTCTGCCCCGTGCTGGTCGGATCCAGATCATCACAGGTCGGGGACCATCGATGCGGCCCAAGATCGAAGACGGCGACATCGTTTGGATAGATACCGCCTGTGACTACTTCGACGGCGACGACTACTACTTGATCAGCTACAACGGGGAGACCCAGATCAAGATGCTTCAGAAGCGCATGGACGGCATGTACGTTGTGAGCGCAAATCCTGAGTTCAAAGAATGGCGTTGCGATGTAGACGATCTGACCATTCGCGGAAAAGCGCTGGTGCATGCCGGCTTCCGACGCTTCTAGCTGCCGTTTGGCAGCCACCATGTTCAGTCTGATCAACAGGGAGGTCCCCAAATGAAACTACCAATTGTCCTTGTCGCCCTTATAGCTACTGCCCCTGCTGCGCATGCCAAATCTCTCAAGGATGATGCGTTCTTTCAGGCCGCGCGCAAGGCGACTTTTTACTGCGAACTCGCGTCAAGCGATCTTGCGTTCGCAAAGCAGTACAACGCTCTCCCTCCAGCCGAAGATCGGCAAAAGGTCGTTGATTGTCTGACCGATGCTCGTCAGAACCTGCTTTCCGCGCTTAAGGCGATTCCCGCCGATACAGGCTCTACCGCACTCAGGGAGGCTGCCAAGCGGGTGTACTCCACCTGGGACCCATACAGTTCTTTCCTGGTGCGTGGCGTAAGTTCACGAGAGGTCGAACGCTCGGCCCCCGCGCAGGAGTATCGGCAGGCATTGGCCTCCTATCAGACCGAAGTTGAGCTAGCTGACTAAGTAGCCCCGAATTCTTACCCGTGGGTATTGACCAAATAGATACCTGTAGGTAATACTCCCTCCGTGCCCGAATTCTCGGGCTATGGAGAGAGTTCATGCCCCTGACCAACAGCACCAAGCGAACGGCCCGCATCGGGCTTGCCGTGATCGCCTGCTTTGCCCTCCTGGCCTTGGTTGGCTGGGCCTCCCCCTCGGAGGCGCCCGCCGCCGAACGCGCCACCGACACCCCACGTGACCTGGTGATCACCAGCCCCCGCATCTGCGCTGCGCTGGCGGTGTACGAGCTGGCGACCGCCGACGATTGGGGCCTGCGCGCCACCATCGCCCACACGACACTCAATGCCTTCAACGACGCGCAACGCGTCCCGGACTGCGCCGCCGGCGTCGCCACGGCCCTGAGCAGCGATTTTCAGCCCGCGCGCTGGCAGCTGGCCCTCGATGCCGTTGACGCAGTGCAGTCCGGCTCCTACCAGGTATCCGTCGACGGATGCGTACGCGCCAATGCGGTCATTCCCCTGCCGACCGCAGACGGCAGCAAGCTGAGCACATCCCCCGTGCTGGCCCGTGCGCAGTGTGTGATGCGCGGCCTGGCATTTGTCGAGGTGGCACCGTGATCACCGGGATCCAGATCGAGCCGCGCGCGGCAATGATCGGCAGCCAGCGCCTGCCGCTGAGCCCTACCGAAGCGAAGGTCCTGCAGCTGATCTTGGCCGCCGGCGACACGCCGATCAGCCGCTTGCAGATTGAGCAGAAGATCTACGGTGCCTCCGGGCGAAAGTCGAACACCATCGAGGTGGCCATCTGCCGCCTGCGCGGCAAGATCGCAGCGCACGGCTACAGGATCCTCGCCACACGCGGACGCGGCTACACGGTCTCTAAGGGCGGTGTTGCATGAGCGCCCCCTCCAAGATCCCTGCCATCCGCCATGCAGTAAGCGCACTGCACGGCGCCGCTGACGACGGCGCAGACACCCGCCGCTACGCGGAAGCACTCCAGAATGCCGCAGAGGCCATTGACGCCCTCGTGTCAGCCGATGAGGACTACGACCAAGCTCGTGAACGATGGCTCCATTCGCCAAGCGATCACGAGTCGTTCGAGGCAGCACGTGAAGCCTGGGCGCGGCGTGCGACCGCCCTCGCCCGCGTCAAAGGCGGTGCGGCATGAGGGCGCCTGCGATCAAGCTCCCAGCGCCTGACCTGACGCCGGACCAGCGCGCGGCCCTGGAGCGAGCTAAGCGCCCCCGGCGCCATCCCTACCGCGTGTACTGCACACACCAGGCCAGCGCGCAGCGACAGCGTGAAGCGGAAGAGCAGCGCCAGCGCGTCGCGCCGAACCTGCACAGGTTGGTGCGCTGATGGACGGCCTGCATCCAATCGGCGGCGGCCTGGACGCGGTGATCGTCAGCACCATCCCGCTGACGGCCGAGCAGCGCCTTGCCCGGTACCGCGCGGCGCTGGTCGCTCACCCAGATCGCTTCCATGGGCTTCGCGTGCAGTTCGGCGAAGTGCAGCAGCGCCTGCTCAAGTCCGGCCACCGCATCAACTACGCCGCCTGGCAGAAGCGCATGCCCGCGCTCTGGCCACGCCAACAGAACTGCTGACCCCACTTGGAGACTCCTATGCCCACCATTACCGTCGACGTGGAGCTCGATGACTTTGGCGATGACGATCTGCTGGAAGAGTGCAAATCGCGAGGCCTCAACGTCATCACACAAGCTGCGACTACCGACTCAGGCGCAACCGAACTGGTGGTTGAGCGCGCCTACCTCGCAGCCCGGGCCATGCCGTCCATCCCGCAGGAACTGAAGGACCTTTTCTGGCTGATCCATGGCCGTGCGATCGCCTGACCTCGCGAGAGGCATGCCATGGACCACCGCAACCAGCTCGACATCTTCGACCACGACCCAGCCCGCTTGGCCAAGGCCAACCGCGCCGCCGCCGAGCACGCCCTGACTGATCCGTTCTTCTCCCAGAAGGTCCGACAGGACCGTCACGACTACTACATCGCCGAAGCCGAGCGCCTAGAAGCTCTGGCCGCTCTCTGCAGCCCAACCCGCGCCGCCGACGGCGGCATCCACAGCAACGCGAGGAACGCACGTTGAACGCCATCACCATCCGCACCAAGGGCGAAGCGGAGATCTTCATCTCCAGCGAAACCCTCCGCCCTGGTCATCTGATCGAGCTCGATGACGACCAGTTCATCGACCAGTACGCCACCGGCCACACGAAGCTGTTCGCCGATGGCACCAGCGCCGCCGGCAACGACCCGCGCACCGATCACGTGGCGGTGATCGACCACGCCACCGGCCTGATGTGGGCGGTCAAGTCCATCGGCGACAGCGATGGCGACCCGATGAGCCAGGCCGACTGCGACAAAGTTTGCCGCGAGCTGCGACTGCTGGGCTACGACGACTGGGGCATGCCGACCCGCGCCGAACTGGCCGCCCTGGTCGACGACACCCGCCATGAGCCGGCGATCGATACCTCGCTGTTCCCCGGCGTGCTGCCCCGCTGGCACTGGACCAGCACGCCCTGCGCCTGGTCCTCGGCGTCCGCGTGGGGCGTCAGTTTCGACGACGGCGGCGTCGACGGCGGCCGCCGCGACGACGGCGGGTTCGCGTTGGCCGTGCGTCGTGCCGGTCAGTAATTGGCCCTTTTGATCCTTTCCCTGGAGCAACCATGAAACCAATCACGTTCAAGAAGATCGCCGCCGACGGTTCAGAGCTGCCGGACACTGCCACCGACCACGTCGCCGTGCTGCTGCCTGACTACGGCCTCACCTTCACCGCCACCAACATCGTGGACAGCGACGTTCCGCACGCTGAGTGCGAGGCCGCCGCCAAGGCCTTGGACCTGCTCGGTCACACCGACTGGGATCTGCCGACCATCGAAGAACTGCAGCTGCTGATCGACCGCAGCCGCTACTCGCCGGCCATCAACACCGACTTCTTCCGCGATATCCAGAACGACTGGTACTGGTCGAAGACTCCGGCCGCCTGGTCCTCGGCGTCCGCGTGGTCCGTCCTTTTCAGCAGCGGCGGCGTCGGCCTCAGCTCCCCCCGCGGCGGCAACGGGTTCGCGTTGGCCGTGCGTCGTGCCGGTCAGTAATTTGATCTTCTGCTGAGGCTTTCCCGATGACCTCTCGTTTCCAGCCCCCACCCATCATCAAGACCGCCGAACACATGGCGGTCTTGATCGAGAACGCCGTGCGCAGGTTCGCTCGCTACCATCGCTACCAGATTGGCAGCGATCTGCGTGCGCGTTCCCAGTTGGTGTTCATCAATGCCAACAATGCCTGGCGTGAGCGCGCCGAGCAGGCGCGGTGGGTGGCGGTGCTGGTGCGGGATATCGATGCTCTCAAGCAGCTCCTGCAGATCGGCAAAAGGGTTGGCGCCTTCGCCAGCTTCCGCCAGTTTGAAATGCTTATCCGCCTGGCCGAAGAGCTGGGCATGCAGGCCGGTGGCTGGCGCCGCCGCCTGCGCGAAGTCTCCCATGCCCAGAATGCGCAAGCCGACGGCGTCGCGCAGCGTGGCAAGAAACTGAGTACCCGTACCGCCCTTGCGGGGGCCAACTCATGACGAAGCCGCGCTATCCGCATCCGGGCTGCGCGGCCTGGTCGCAAGTGTATGGGGAGGCGGCCGCCTGGTCCTCGGCGTCCGCGTGGAACGTCAATTTCAACAACGGCAACGTCAACAACAACCACCGCAACAACAACGGGTTCGCGTTGGCCGTGCGTCGTGCCGGTGAGTTTCAGGGAGAGGTAGGCCTGCAGGAGTTGTACCAGGCATGGCGGCGCGCACGCCGCCAGAAGGTTCCGAGCTTCAACCAGCTGCGATTCGACTACCGCTGGGCAGACGGCCTGCTGCAGCTGCAGCGTGAGCTGCTGGCCGGCACTTGGGCACCGCGCCCATCGACGTGCTTTGTGGCCACGCGCCCCAAGGCGCGCGAGATCCACGCGCCAGACTTTGCCGACCGCGTGGTGCACCACTGGCTGGTGCCGCAGCTGGAATCGCTGTGGGAGCCGACATTCATCCACGACAGCTACGCCAACCGCAAGGGCCGTGGCAGCCATGCGGCTGTGCGGAGGGCCCAGCAGTTCGTTCGCCAGGTGCACAGCGGTCAGGGCGGCGGCTGGTATCTGCAGCTGGACGTGGCCAACTTCTTCAACAGCATCCACCGGCCCACGCTGTGGCGGATGCTGCGCAGCAGGCTGCAGCATCGTGGCACGCCGACGGTGGTCCAGCAGGCCACGCACGCGTTGCTGCGCCGCTCACCGCTGCATGCCGGCGTCCAGTACCGGGCGACTGCCGCCGAGCAGGCGCAGGTGCCGCCGCACAAGCGGCTGGCCAACGCCCCGGCCGGGCGCGGCCTGCCGATCGGCAATCTGTCCAGCCAGTTCTTCGCCAATGTATACCTGGACGCGCTCGACCAGTTCGCCAAGCACGTGCTCAAGGCCAAACGCTACCTGCGCTACGTCGATGACTTCGTGCTGTTCCATCACGACCGCGAGCAACTGGCCGCTTGGCGCGACCAGATCGAGGCCTTCTTGCAGGATCAGCTCGGCCTACGCCTGAAGGCCGAGCAGAAGCTCTGTCGCCTCACGGACGGCCTGGACTTCCTTGGTTACGTGATCTACCCGACGCACACGCTAGCCCGGCGCCGCGTCGTCGGGCACCTGCACACCGCGCTGGCCCAGTGGGAAGGCAGGCACGTTCACGGCGACAAGCTGCGCGTCACGCCGGCCGACTACCGCGACCTGTCCGCGCGCATCGCCAGCTTTGCCGGCCATCTGCAGCACGCCAGCAGCCACCGGCTGATGCGGCGTGTCCATACCCGGTTCCCCTGGCTGCGCTCTGCAGCCCGTCCGCGACGGTTCAGCCACAAGGCAGAGCGGCGCATCCATTCGATCAAGTGGCACCAGCACAAGGAGCAACAGGCATGACCACCGACAACAAGACCCTGGCGGACGTGCAGCCCGGTGGGAGGGTGCAGGTGATGCCATCCGACGCGGCGCGCGCCTTGCTTGCGGCGCAGTACCGAGACGACGGTGATAGGGCGAAGGCCATCCGCATCAATCACAAGTCGCTGACTGACCCCGACAAGCGCGCGTTGCGAGCCATCGAAGCCGCCCTCTCCGCCCAGCCCTCCCCGGGTGGTCAGGGGGATAGCCGAAGCGAAAAGGCTGCAACTTTTCTTCGTCAGTACCTCACCTATCTGCGCAGCAGCCCAAGGCAAGGACTGCGGCCTCGCTGGTGTGACGTATATGAGGCGCTCGAAGTCGCAATAGAAGCACTCACCGCCCGCCAGCCGTCCAAGCAACCGGATAGCGTTGCTCTGGGCGAAGCAACGGAATTCTGCATCGAGAAGGGCGTCCGAAAGCCGGTGGGGGAGCAACCGGCTATTCCAGAAGGCTGGGCGCTGGTCGATTTGGCCGAGTACACGGTTCTTCCGCAGATTCCTACTACGGCCATGATGGATGCCGGGTGGCCCATCGGCGAGCAGATAACGGATCAGTTCGACGTAAAGGGCGCATACGCAGACCTGATTGCCGAGCATGAAGCAAAGGGCGAAGGCATCATCCACGGGCCGATCCAGGTGCCCGCGCAGGCCGTGGACCTGGGCGCGGTTCGCGAGTCCGTGCAGCGGATCAGCCTCGGATTCAATGGCGACCTCCCGTACATCAAGGGAATTACGGAAGCGCTGGCCCTGATCGACGGCAAGGCGGTGAGCAATGGCTGAGCAGACGATCACCCACATCGTGGTGAAGAACGGGCAGGCGCGCGAGCATGGGACGTTCTTCGTAGGGGAGGGGCAGGAGCTGCGTCAGGACAACAGCACGCGCTACTGGGCCCAGCTGACCTGCAATACCGCCTTCGGCATCGTGGGCACGTTCTTCGGATCGATGGGCGCGCCGGCCGCGCAGTTCCTCGGCCACTGCAACAAGGACTACATCCTCGGCCGGCTATGGGGGCTGGAAACCGAGGTGTACAACGGCGACGTAGCGAAGGCCAATCTGGTCAAGTGGGTGCTGCAGCAGCGCAGACGCGTCGAGATAACCAACGAAGAAGCGCGCGAGCTGCTGGATGCCATCGACTGCGCGGACTTCGATAGCGAGCACGGCTTCCAGTCGCTGGTCTATGGCAACCGCAACTTCTATCAGGCGTTCTCCGAGGGTGGTGGCAGCGACTACAAGGTGCCCAACCCGCAGGCCGAGGGCTTCTGGGAAATTCTGTGGCCGGGCTTCCTGGCCGAGCTGGAAGAGCGCGCGGAGGTGGCCGCCCATGGCTGACCAGCTGCTCACCGCTGCACCCAGACTTCGCAGCCAAAACAGGTCCACTTCGTTCTCGGCCGCCCATTCTACCGGTCCCCATAGAGAAGACATCGAAATGCAAACTGCCGTCATCAGCGACTGTGGCAACTATCGCTACGTGCTCACCCGTCCGAGCGAGGTTGCGCGCCCCGACCGTGGCACGGCCTTGTTCCTGATGCTGAACCCCAGCACGGCCGATGCCGAGGTGGACGACCCGACCATTCGCCGCTGCCGGGGCTTCGCCAAGGCATGGGGTTGCAACGGCCTGACCGTCGCCAACCTCTTCGCCCTTCGCTCGACCGATCCGTCGCAGCTGCTGGTGCACGCAGATCCAATCGGACCTCTCAACGATGACTGGCTGCGGCGGCTCGCCCGCGAATACGGCGACGTGGTGTGTGCCTGGGGCGCCCATTCCATGGCAGTGGGCCGCAGCGCCGCAGTTGCAGAAATCATGCGGCAGGCCGGCGCTCGCCTGTGGTGCCTGGGAACCACCAAGCAGGGCTATCCCCGGCACCCGCTGTACGTGCGTGGCGATCAGGCGCTGGTGGAGTGGAAGGAGCCGCCCCATGGCTGACCAGCCGTCCACTACCGCACAGGCGATCCACACCGCCCGGGTGTTCCTCAGCGAGTGCCGGGCGCGCCGACACGGCCTCGGCTTCTGGTTCGCCTTCAACGCTGCACAGCGCGCGCGCATTCGCGCCACTGCCCCCGCCCCGCTGCCGGCACCGCCGCGCGCACCGGCACTGCCGGCCCAACTGGACCTGTTCGCATGAGTCCCGGCCGCAATGCTGCATCCATCCGAGCCGCTTTACGCGGCCCAGCGCCTGCGCACGTGACGGCGCGCGACATGATCCGCCGCCACTGCCGGGAGCACGGCAAGCAGCTGGCCTGCCTTGCACCGGCTTGGGGCTGCCAAGTGTTCAGCGTTTGGCGCGCGTTCGGCAGGATCTCCCGGCCACTGCAGCCTCACCAGGTGGAGGGTGCCATCACCGCCCTGCAGCTGGACGAGTTCGATGCCAACGAGCTTCGCCTGCGCGCAGCTCGCGAGGCCGGATGGAACATCGATCCCAAGATGCTGCTCGAGGGCGGAGCATGAGCGGCGATGCTTCGACCATCACCACAACACCGCCGCCGACTGCGAGTGACACCGTGCGCGAGATGCGAGCCGCAGGCCGCGCCGGTCACGCCGTGACGGCGGATCAGGTGAATCGATGGGCCACCACTCTGATGCATCTGTTCGGCCAGCAACGGGCCGTCAGGCTCGAACAGTGGGGTGGATCATTCTGGTATCAGATCGATGAAAAGCAGTGGTACCGAGCCCTTGGAGCCGGCGAACAGGTCCGGGCTCTTTACACCCAGCCTTTGCTCCACGAAGTCCGAAGGGCTGGGGAAAATCGGGATCACATCTGGTCGGCGGATCGAACGCACTGCACCGTCTGTAACGACCCCTTCGATTGGGCCGATCCCTACTGCAACCCGCCCAAGCCGCCAGTGCCTATCCCGGTGAAACCTCAGCCATTCAATCCCTCTTGGGTACTCCCACTACTCGACCGACTGGAGCGAGCGTTGAAGCGCGAAAGCAAGCGGGAGAGGGCCGAATGGGACTTCCGAATAGCACAGCTGCGTAAGTCGATCGAAGAGCATACGAAGGAGAAATCGTCTTGAACGTCGAGCACATAATCGCCGCCGCAGGTGACCGGTCAGCACTGGTCAACCAGCAGCGCGCGGCCATTGCGGTTGCAGCAGCACTTGAAACCGCGCTGACTAGCACGGATCCCGCCAGCGGCGTCGGCCGCGCATTGACCTTCACGTTTGCCGGCGCGTCGCAGCTGCAGGCCGCACGCGACGCCTGGCGCGCGTACGCCCTCGCAACGATCGATACGCAGGCGCCGGTGGCGGCCACAGCGACCCAGCGGCTTACAGCCCAGATAGGCCTTTCCCTCTTCGATGACCCCACCATGGACCTGGCACAGATCGCGAGCCTGGTGACCATAGCGCGCTCGAACTCACAGACCGCGCTGCTGCCGGTGATCGCCAATGAAGCAACGGAGGCCGGCCATGGGCGCAGCTGAGAACATTCCCGAAGTCCTGCTGAAGCTCGAGCAGGTCGAAGCCCAGACTGGAATGAAGAAGAGCTATATCTACCGCGAGATGGAGAGGGGAACCTTCCCACCCAAGCACAAGGTCGGTGGCGGCACTCGCTGGTACCAGAGCGACATCCAGCGTTGGATTCGCGCACGCAGGAGCGCTCCGCAGTGGACGCCCGAGGATGCAGCGCAATCCGCGGCCAACTGTGACAGCAGCGGAGCGTAA